AACAACAGCACTCGGTACAGTTACACCTTTCAATGAATTAGGTTGGGGCTCTGATACATGGGGAGCAGAGAACTGGGGTGAATCTGGTCTTACAATTCCAATTACTGGAGTTTCAGCAACAACAGCAGTAGGAGCATTAAGTGTTGTTTATTATCCTGGTTGGGGAACTTTAGATTGGGGAGAAAATGGTTGGGGTAGTGTTGACTCTGCTACAGAAACTTTAACAGGACTTTCGGCAACAGCTGCGGTGGGTGCAATTGCACCAGCTGATGTAATGGGATTAACAGGAGTTGCAGCAACAGGAGCGGTTGGTGCTCTATCTCCTACAATAGATAATACAACTACATTAACAGGTGTCGCATCAACATCTGCAGTGGGTGCAATTATTATTGGAGAAGGTGTTCCTTTAACAGGACTTGCAGCAACAACAGCTTTAGGTTCTCCAGTCGCTAGAGGAGATTACACAGAATCATTAACAGGACTTGGAGCAACGAGTGCTTTTGGTGCTGTAACTATTTCATCTAATCCAACAGTTCAACCTGTTGGAGTTTCAGCAACTTCCGCAGTAGGAGCAATTTCTCCTGCTGATGTAATGGGATTAACTGGAGTATCAGCAACTTTTGCAGTAGGAGCAATTTCACCTGCTGATGTAATGGGATTGACTGGAGTATCAGCAACTGTTAGTGTAGGAAATGTAGCACCTTTAGGATATGGAGATGTTACAGGAACACAAAGTGCTAGTTATAGTAATATAGCAGCGGCTCAAAGTGCTAGTTATAGTAACGTAACAGCAACACAAAGTGCTAGTTATAGTGACGTTGATAGTATATAAACGTTATTGACTTTATAAGTAATATAAATTAAAGATCTAATTAGGAGAACAAAATTTTATGACATCGACTTATACACCTCTCGGCGTAGAGAAAATGGTAACTGGCGAAAATGCTGGTACTTGGGGAACAAAAACAAATACTAATTTACAACTTATAGAACAAATTTCTGGTGGCTATATAACACAAGCCATTGCGGGATCAGGAACTACAGCATTTGCTAAAGCAGATGGAGCATTAGATGCCGTTGTTGCAAGTAGAGTAATTGTTTTTACAGGTGCTTTAACAGGTTCAAGAATTATTACTTTTCCAGTTCTTACAGAAAATTTTTACATAATTAAAAACTCAACAACAAATGCAGAGACACTTCAATTAAAAGCAGCTTCAGGTTCTGGTGATACGGTTACTTGGGCAACTACAGATAAAGGTTGGAAAATTGTTTATTTTGATGGTGTTGCAACAAACACTGGTGTTGTTGATATTCTTACTGCAGTCTCAAACATTCAATTAACTAACCAAAACTCATTAAGATTAGGAGATGCTGATAACTCTGCTTATGCAGGAATAAAAGCCGCTGCTACAACTACTTCTTATACAGTAACAATGCCGGCAGCAGTAGGGGCTACTTCTACGGCGTTAGTAACAACAAATGGCTCCGGAACTCTAGGGTGGACAGCAACCTCTACTTTTGGTATAACAACAGGAAAAGCTATTGCAATGGCAATGATTTTCGGATAATAAACACAAAGGAATTAAATTATGGCAAATCCAAATATAGTAGCAGTAACAAATATTTTAGGTGGTAACCTTGGTTGGAATTTATCCGCTACATTAACAGCAACTTTAGTAACAGTAGATGCAGAAAAAATTTTAAAAATAAACAGAATCACAGTTGCTAATGTTGATGGTTCATCAGCAGCAACTTTTAATTTATATGTTGACGGTTTAACAACAGCCGGTGCATCAGGACTATCCGCAACAGGAGCAGACACAACAGTTTATTTAGCAAAAACAATTTCGGTCCCTGCTGACGCAACGTTGGTATTATCGGAAACACCTATCTATTTAATGGAAGGTGATATATTAAAAGGTGGAGCTAGTGCGGCATCTGATTTAGATTTATTTATTTCTTATGAAGTTCTAGACGACGCATAGGAGGTTTAGATTATGGCTGGCAATGGCGGAATAATTGGAGTTTGTAATGCAACTTCTGGGTCTCAAACAGTCCTTACAGCAAATGGCTGTATCACTACATCCCCAACAACTACAAGTATACAAGTTTTAGTTGTCGCTGGTGGCGGCTCAGGTGGAGGAGACTATGGAGGTGGTGGTGGCGCTGGAGGAGTAGTTTATAATAGTTCATATCCCCAAACCGGGGGTACAGTTTACACAGGTGTAATTGGAGGCGGTGGTAGTGGAACAGGTAGTCCATCTCCTGGTAGAGGAGCTGTTGGAGTTGATAGCACATTTACTATTAAATGCGGTTCACTTGTTTATACTGCTAAAGGTGGTGGTTATGCCGGATCAGCTGGTGGTGGAATGCCTCCTGGAGGTCCCGGAGGTTCAGGTGGTGGCGCTGGAGAAGGATGTGGTGCCGGTGGAGCTGGAATACAAGGATGTCAACCAGGTGATAGTGGAACATTAGGATTTGGATTTGCTGGTGGAGCTCATTCTCCTCCAAGTGGAACTGCTGGAGGTGGCGGAGCAAGTGCTGTTGGTGAGACTATATCAGGTGTTAATTCAGGTGATGGTGGAATAGGAAAAGATTTAAGTGGAGTATTTGGAACATCAGTAGGACAGTGTGGATTTTTCGCTGGAGGTGGTGGTGGCGGACAAACAACAGCTCCATCAACTGGAAGTGGTGGCACTGGGGGTGGATCAGCCGGAGGAGCACCAGGTGGTGGAAATGTAAGTGCTGCTGCAACAGCAAACACAGGAGGTGGTTCCGGTGGAGGTGGATGTGGTCACGGAGGTTCTGGTAACGGAGGTTCTGGAGTAATTATTGTAAAAGAACCAACTATAGCAGGCGGGGTATGGCAAATGAATACCGTATATGATAACATTAAAGCAGGAACCTGGACTTAAAATGGCACATTTCGCAGAACTAGATAACAATAACATAGTAACAAGAGTAGTCGTTGTTGGAAATGATGTTTCAACAGCAGCAGGTCCATTAGGATCAAATAATATGCATGTTGATGGTGAAACATGGTGTAAAAATTTCATGAAAGGTGGCACTTGGAAACAAACTTCTTACAATCACAATTTTAGAAAACAATATGCAGGTATAGGTTATACTTATGACCCTGCCAAAGATAAATTTATTGTACCACAACCTTTTACATCATGGGCATTAGATGCTAATGATGATTGGCAAGCGCCAGTAACTTTGCCAACAGATACTGCGGATAAAACGACTTCTTGGGATGAAGACAATCAAAAATGGACAGCAACAGGAATTGCTGATCCAACTACTAATTTTAATTGGGATGCGTCAGCTTTAGCCTGGGTATCTGCTTAATAATTGATCTAAATTAATTCTCTTTACTCTCTATTTAAATTAAGATAAAACATATGTATAAAGACATATGAATCTAACGAATTATTATTGGTATTTTCAATCTGCTGTCCCTAGTAAAATCTGTGACGATATTGTTCGCTATGGAAAACAATTACAAAATCAATTAGCAACTACGGGTAGTTATGGAGATCCAAAAAAATTAAATCAAAAACAAATTAAAGATTTAAAAAAGAAAAGAGACTCAGATATTGTTTGGTTAAATGATCGGTGGATTTATAAAGAAATACATCCTTATGTTCATAAAGCCAATGCTGATGCTGGTTGGAATTTTCAATGGGATTTTTCAGAAAATTGTCAATTTACTAAATATGATAAAGGACAATATTATGACTGGCATTGTGATGGGTGGGATAAACCTTATCAAAAACAGCAAGGGGATCCCATCAACGGCAAGATTAGAAAACTATCTGTTACAGTAACTTTATCCGATCCAAAAGATTATAAAGGCGGAGAACTAGAATTTGATTTTAGAAATTTAGATCCAGATAAAAAACCACACATTAAAAAATGTACAGAAATATTACCCAAAGGATCTTTAGTGGTCTTTCCTGGATTTGTGTGGCATAGAGTATGTCCAGTTAAAAAAGGTACAAGATATAGTTTAGTGGTATGGAACGTAGGAGCGCCATTTAAATGAAAAAGAAAAAAATAAGTAAAGAAGAATTAGATAAGATATCCTGTGGAAGTGCGGAAACATTTCCAACACAATTAAATAAAGAAGAGTATTTTCAATGCCCCGTATGGTTTGCCGATGCTCCTCAATTTGTTAATGATTTAAATAAAGCTTCAGATAAATATATTAAAGCAGCCAGTAAAAATTTAAAAAAAGATATAACTAAAAGAAATAAAAAGTTCGGGGATAGGGGAGATATGGGGAATGTATTTCATTCAACTCCTTTAATTGGAGACCCTAATTTTTTACAATTACAAAATTATATAGGGGCAACAGCCTATAATCTATTAAGTGAAATGGGTTTTGATTTAACTAATTATCAATTATTTACCACAGAAATGTGGGTGCAGGAATTTGCTAAAAAAGGTGCAGGTCAACATAGTTTACATACTCACTGGAATGGTCATATGTCCGGATTCTATTTTTTAAAAGCTAGTAAAAGAACATCAAGACCCATATTTGAAGACCCAAGAGCAGGGAATGTAATGAATCTTTTACCTCAAAAAGATGCAGCTAAAATAACTTATGCTAGTCATCAAGTTAATTATGAGGTCAAACCTGGAAGGATAATTTTCTTTCCGTCGTATCTCCCTCATATGTACACGGTTGATATGGGTTATGAACCATTTAGATTCATACATTGGAACTGCCAAGCCATACCGAAGGGAGTATTAAATGTCCAAAAAACATAAGACAATTAATATTATTAAACTAAAGGACATAGATCCTGTTCAAGCGGCTTATATTCATGCAACGCTAGGCCAACATCCTAAGAAACGTAATCCGGATTTTGTTGAAACTCTTATAAAACATAAAATGGAGAAAAAAAATGACATTCAAAAGAAATAAATACAAAGTATTAAGAGGAGTTATTTCGAAAGATATAGCCTCTTTTGTTTACTCTTATTTTTTAAAGAAAAGACAAGTGGCACGATTTTTATTTGATCAAAAATATATATCCCCTTTTACAGAGTATTTAGGAACATGGAATGATCCGCAGGTTCCGAACACCTATTCTCATTATTCAGATACAGCAATGGAAACATTGCTAGAAGGCTTAAGAAAAAAGATGGAAAAAGAAACAGGCTATAAGTTAAATGAAACTTATTCCTATGCCAGAATTTATAAAACGGGAGACGTTCTTCATCGACATAAAGATAGATACTCATGCGAAGTTTCTACTACTCTCAATTTAGGTGGAGATGCGTGGCCTATTTATCTAGATCCTACCGGTAAAAAAGGTCAAGCAGGTATTAAGGTAGAATTAGAACCAGGAGATATGTTAATATATTCTGGATGTGATTTAGAACATTGGCGTGAAGCTTTTGCTGGTAAAGACTGCGGTCAAGTTTTTTTACATTATAATGACGCTAAAAAGAAAACTGCTAAAGCAAACAAGTTTGATGGACGTCCATTCGTAGGACTTCCAGCCTGGTATAAAGGC